TCAGCGGGATACCGTGAGCTGCTCGGCGGCTTGCGCTCTGGATCCATCAGCTGCAGCGGTTTGATTGACTACCAAGACGCATCTAACAAAGATGTTACCGACCTCTATGACGCATGGGAAGGTCGCACTGAGTTGACGCTGAAGTTCAGCAGCGAAATCTCTGGGGACGAAAGCTACAGCGCCAGCGGTTTCTTGACCAGCTTGGAGCAGTCAGGCGGCACTGAGGACACAGCTACTTACAGCGCTACCTTCGAACTCACTGGAGAAGTAACTGAGGCAACTATCGTATGATAGAAATCAACGGCAACGAGTACCCTGTGCGCTACTCGATGAAGGCGCTCAAGAAGTTTGAACGCAAGGCGAAGGTCAACGTGTTTAGCTTGTCCGATCCGTCGAAGCTCTCAGCCGATGCCTGCGCTTTCCTTTGCTTTGTAGGCGTAGAGTGCGGTTGCAACTTTGAAGGCGTTGACTTCGATATGGAGCTGCAGGAGTTCGAGGAGCACATTACGCTGGCACACGTCACACAATGCTTTGACGTACTCGGTGAATACAGCGACCAAAAAAAAGCGTAGACAAAAGCGACAAGCCTGTAGGGTGGCCTGACGTTATTCGGATGGGGATGGGTGTGCTGCACCTGTCCCCTTCTGCGTTCTGGGATATGACGTTTGGCGAGTTGAGCCTCGCGCTTGACGCCAACCGTGAGACCGCAGAGATGCAGGAGCGGTTTGAGTGGGAGCGCACCAGATGGCTGGCGACAATCTACATGCAGCCCCATCTACGGAAAGGCCGTAAATTGCGACCAAAGGATATGATGCAATTCCCTTGGGAGCGACCAAAACAAAACGCAAAGAATTTAACCAAGGAGCAACTGCTGGAAGCAATTAAAGAGCGCGACGAATGGCAAAGCTAAATGACCTCATAGTAACGATTGGCGCAACGACGCGCGACTTTGACAAGGCGCTTGGCAAATCCATGTCGAAGCTTAACCGCTTTGGCAGAAACACAAAGCGCATCGGTCGCAACTTGACGCGATCATTGACCATGCCACTGGCTGGCCTCGGTGTTGCTGCAGTCAAGAGCGCTGCAGACCTCGAAGCGCTGGAGACATCGTTTATCTCATTAACAGGCGGGGCAGAGCAGGCTGCTGCTATGATGAAGAACTTGAATGAGTTCACGGCAAAGACGCCCTTTCAAATTGAAGCGGTAGCCAAGTCAGCGCGGCAGTTGATTGCATCAGGCACAGGCATTGAGGACGTCAATACGCAGCTGCAATTCCTTGGCGACATCGCGGCAACTTCTGGGTCAAGCATTGACGAGATAGCCGCCATATTTGCGAAGGTCAATGCCAAGGGCAAGGTGGAGCTGGAGAACCTTAACCAGCTTGCAGAGCGCGGCATTCCAATCTTTACCGCGTTGGCTGACGCTACAGGCTTGCCAGCCGATAAGCTGGGCGCAGGCCGCGTAAGCGTCGAGGAGTTTAACACGGTGCTTAAGAGCTTTGCCGAGGAGGGAGGCTTTGCTGCGGGCGCTATGGAACGCCTGAGTGAAACGGCAGCGGGTAAGTTCAGCACGGCGCTGGACAATTTGAAGCTCGCAGGTGCAGCACTGGCTGCAGATTTGTTGCCAGTCGTTAAGGATTTAATTGACGGTTTTACTGTATTCCTGCAGCGCATACAAGATTTATCACCACAAGCAAAAGAAGCCATCCTAAAAGTTGCGCTTCTACTTGGTACGACTGGGCCAATCTTAACGGTGTTGCCAAATTTCATTGGCGGCATTGGCGCTGCCAAGGACGCCTTCAAGCTGCTGAACTCTACGATGTTGAAGAATCCATTTGCAGCCGTCGCCACAGCTATCAGCTTGGTAACCATTGCATTAATTGGAATGCACAACGCGACAAGCAACGGCAGCAGCAAGGTTGACGACCTGAAGAAAAGCCTAGGCGGTTTAGACCTTGAGGCGCAGGCTATGAAGATTGACGCCGCTATGGTGTCACAGCGTGCATACGTGGCGCAGTTAGAGGCTGAGAAACGTAAGATAATGGAGCTTGCGCCACACAAGCGATCTGCAAACAGTCAAGCTGGGCGTGACCTGAAAAAACTTGAGCAAGCGTTGGAAACTGCAAACATAGATTTGCAGGCCATGATGACGTTGGAAGCAGGCGTTGCTTCAGGTTTGGAGGGGATGGCTGACGATGCGGCAAACGCAGCGGACGCTATTGAGAAAGAGATGAAGCGTGTGAAAACTTCATACATGACAGCCATGGGGCCGTTAATGATTGAAGGTGACATTGATACTGGTGTAACAGCTCGCCTGCAAAAGATCAAGGAAGGCATTGTGGATTTAGCACAAGGTCTAAATGAATTTGAACAACGCGCATCAGATTTTGCCTTTGGTTTGCAAGGCGCTTTCGAGGGCGTGTTTTCTTCAATGATTGAAGGGACGTTTAACTTTCGTGAAGTAATGATTGACACGCTCAAGAAGATTGCTGTGCAAGCTGCAGCATTGACGGCTGTGTTCCTTGTGCTTGCAGCATTGACTGGAGGAGCTACTGGCGTAGCAGAGATAACAGGCGGCAAGGCAGGATTGAAGTATTTCCTCGCTGGCGGCTTTGGTTTGCCCATGATGGCTGACGGTGGACTGTTTACAGGCGCTTCGCTTGCCATGGTCGGTGAGGGCGCAGGCACCAGCAACATCAACCCCGAGGTAGTGGCACCGCTGGACCGTTTGCAGGAAATGATGGGCGGCACGCAGGTGCAGGTCACAGGCCGCATCTCTGGGCGCGATATTTTGCTGACCAGCGAGCGCAATGCAATTGACCGTAACCGTGTAAGAGGTTTCTAATGGCTGACCCGATTCGACTACACGCCGAGTTCCAAGACGACCTTGGCACAGATTACAAGCTCAACATTCACCAAGCTGGTTTTGTTGGCAGCTCGACCGAGTTCAACCTTGGTGCCGACGGCTTTACCTTACGCTACAGCGGCAACAATGAGGACCGCATGCAACCAATTATTGGCAGCGAGGTGACATTTACGTTGGTAGAAAACGTGCAAGCTCACACGACTTTTCTTGAAGCCTTGGCAACAGGCGAAGACGCTGACTACACCATAAGCATTTACAAGGATCCTGACGGCGCGAATACATTATTTTGGACTGGCGTGCTGCTGCACGAACAAGTCGAGCTGCAGGATGAGGCGTACCCCATACAAAACACCATGACAGCGGTGGACGACTTGGGCAACTTAAAAAACATTTTGTACGACGACGACGGCACGCTGTACACAGGCCGCGACACTATTGCAGAGCATCTTGTCAAGCTGCTGAACAAAACACGAGCGCTGCATGTGTTTGACAGTACCGACGTCTTTCTGCGTTACGCCAATGACTTTAAGCCTACCACGTTTGCAAGCGTTAACGCGCTAATTGAATTGGAAGTTGGTCACGCAGCATTTTACAACAATGATATAAGCGGTGCAACGCGAGGAATGGACTGCTTCGAAGTGCTTAAGAATTTTGCTATAACCTTCAATGCTCGCGTGTTTCTGCATGAGGGGTGTTTCTACTTTGTGCCTGTTGGCGCTGTAGTCAACAGCACAACGGTCAACCTTTACACTGTCACCAAGGCGGGCACAGTTAGCGCCTCGGCTACAGCTACAGATACACAGCTGACGGTCGACACAGACATGGTTCGCATGCGTGGCGGCGTCACTACTTTCTTACCACCGCTGAACAAGGTTCAACGTATTTGGCGGACGGACGCCAACCTGCCCGTGCTTGGTCCTAAAACGCAGTTTTTAAACGCCACAGCTCAACAGACGGAAATGGGGACCGTCATCAATGACAATGGCCTTGGTTACGATTCTGGCACCGTGTTCCGATTGCGTTACAACTATGAGCACACATACGACGGCAATGGCACCAGCACAGGATCGGATGTATACAGTCGCCTTGTAATGAGAACGCGGATAAAGGTGGGCAGCTTGTATTACACAAATGCCGTGAACTTTGGGCCAGAGACAATGAACGTCGGCAATTTTGCAAACGGTTACAGCGTTGACGTGATGACTTTTACAACACCAACGTGGTCATCGACGGCAGGATATTTTTACTGGGCCGTTACACCTACACCCATATACCTTGACCGTAACACTGGGCAATTCTACGTTACTACAGGCGCGGCAATTAGCGTATTGGAAATAGAAAACTTTATCATTGAGCTTGATGGCTTGACAAGCAACCAGACAGGCATTGAAGCTAGTGTAGATATTGGAGGGTTCGACAGTGATGGCACATTGATAACTGACGTTACTGGGACTGACGCCTACGGAAAACTTCAATTTCAAATTGAAGTAGTCAACGGCAACGCTACCAATGGCGACCAAGTCATATACAACGCGCTGACCACATCAACAAATCAAGAGACGCTGCAACAAGATGAGGTTGTCATTGGCTCTAGTGGCATCTACGATTACCGCAACATATACGAAAACAACAGCAGCCCTGATCAGATAGTCGACAGCTTTGCCAGCTTTGCAAACCCATCGGCTACGTCGAGCATTCACCAGTTAGGTGTCAAGGAGATTATTTCAGGCCAGAACGCCAGCACGCGTGTTAAACGCGGCAGCTTTTACAAGGCTTTCGTCAGTCCGTTTCATGCATTGCTGTTTGATACGCGCAACTTTTTACCTTTTGAAACGACTTTTTTAGCTCGCGCAGTTGAGGCAGAGTACGAAGCCTTCCACATTACTACGAACGACACAAACGTAAGCACGCCAGATGTGGAAGTGATTGACGATTACACACCAATTGACGACAGTGAGCCAGTGTACGATTTGCGCAACGCAATTGCCGCAGAGAATGGCAACCTGCCGCCCAACATTTTTCAGCGCTTTCTGCAACAACCCGTTACCGAAGTTAGAAACATCGACGGCGGCACTTACGACGTAAGCAGCACTGACATTTTAATTTTCAATTCGTGGTCTGGGCCTAACGGGAGCAGCATTATCAACTTACCTTCGACCACTGGCAATGAAGGGCGAATCATCCGTTTTAAAAGCGACAGCACAATTTCAGCAAATACAAAAATCATACTTCAACCTAACAGCGCAAGCGAAACAATTGACGGCGCCAGTAATTACGATTTCAATCGTAGCTATGATGGTTTGAGTTTGTTGTGTCACGATAGTCAATGGTTTATCATTCAGAGAAAAGAAAAGTGATTTACATTATCTTAGCCACGGTGACAGCGAATATGATATACAAAGCTCGGCAGTACGGACGCGGCGACGTTGCTGACATCATCATCTTAATAGCAGCAGTATCAATAGCCCTATCATGAGATACTTCAACTATCATGAGTTCGACAGCCCCGACGCAATCGGCAGCGGCGAGCAAATGATGGACGAGGTATTTCTGGAGATGCTGGATAAGGCGCGACATCTTAGCGGCATACCGTACCGCATTAATAGTGGTTACAGAAGTCCTGACCACAATCGAAAGGTAGGCGGCAAGAAAGACAGCGCACACCTAAAAGGTTTGGCTGCAGACATTCACTGTGTAGATTCACGCAGCCGCGCATACATCATCGGCGGACTTATAGAGGCTGGGTTCAATCGCATTGGCATAGCAAAGACATTTATACACGTTGACGACGATCCAAGCAAGGACCCCGACGTGGTTTGGTTATACACATGAAGGTTGAACAAATAAGCCGCACCGTCCACAGCGTCAAGCTAGACGAAGCACCGCAGCGTATGCTGTTTATTTCTGACGTCCATTATGACAGCGTAAAGTGCGACCGCGTTATGCTGCGCAGGCACCTCGATGAAGCCAAGCGAACCAACACGCCCGTGTTCATCTTTGGCGATTGGTTTGACCTGATGGGCGGCAAGTGGGACCCACGGTCCAGCTACAGCGACATTCGCCCAGAGTACAAAAGCATCACGTACCTAGACGACGTGATTGAAGACAGCGCCGAGTTCCTGACCAAGTACAAGGACGTCATCAGGTTTTTCTGCCGTGGCAACCACGAGACCAACATCGAGAAGCGCATGCACACCAGCCCGCTCGACCGCGTGGCGTACATCGTAAACAAGAACGGCGGCAACATCACCGTCGCTGGTTACTCTGGTTGGCTGTGGATGCAGATATACGCC